CATCGCTGTTGATGCTCTGGGTGTCCCCCACGACTCTTGGCTCTTCGCTTGCATTGTTAGGTTCGCTGGCTTCTTTTTGCCTACATTTTTTGGGTTGCTGGATTCCTGCATCCTCTTCTGGTAATTTTCGTAATCCTCGTCCACCTCTAGCACTCTGGGAGTCAGCCACGACTCTTGGCTCTTCCCACTCGTGTTGAGCTTCGCCCGGTCTGGCTGGCCAACGATGGATGGATGATTGCTCAAGCCCACCTGTCCAAAGTTCGGTTGGTTGCCTATCTTGGTTCCCTCCGCCGTTGTTGTGGTCGGCCAGTTCTCCTTCATGACAGCTGTCTCCAACGGATGACCCGCGTGTTGCTTCCTTGACTTCGACTTTGACTTGCTGTTCGGAGGAAGACCGCCCCCTGACTTGACTGTCATTGTTGGCCAGTTCTTCTGCTCCTCGTGAGTCTCCACTGCATCCCGCAGTTTCGCTCCGAAGGTTTGGTTGCTCTTGTGCCTCTTGCTCTTGAAGCCCTGGCCCGTCATCTCCGTCTCGATGCGTCCACCCTCCGCGTCCGATGTCCTCGCTGTTGGCCATCCCAAGGATAAAGACTCGCTTTCTCTGATGAGGTGCGCCGACTTCTTCCGCTGAGAATATTCCTGCCGTTGCTCGGTAACCCAATCCTTCCAACTCTCTGAGGACATACTGGAGAACTGGCTCTCCGTCGGCTGTCTTGCAACTGAGGATTCCTTGAACGTTTTCGAGGAAAACAATTCTAGGTTGGCACTCTCTGATTCCGTCTGCGATGTAGGGGAAGAGGTGTCTGGGGTCTTCAGTAGCTTGACGCTTTCCAGCAGCTGAGAATGGCTGACACGGGAATCCTCCAGAGAGGATGTCCACGCATCCACGAAACTTTCCGTATGGGAAGGTCTTAACGTCCGTGAACACAGGTGCTGCATCCAGTTCTCCCGCTTCCATCTTTGCAACCAGGTTCGCGACAGGGA